ACACCTACATTCGCCGGCCGCACGGCTGCAATGTGATGATCGTGCATCACTCAGGGCACGAAATGGACCGCGCGCGGGGCAGTTCGGTGTTCAAAGCTGCGATGGACCAAGAGTTCTGGATCAAGGGCCAAAACGGCACGATCGAGATGGTTGTGACCAAGATGAAGGATGCCGAAATGCCGGCTGCCAAGCGCTTCAAAATCCAGCAAGTTGGCCTGGGTGTCATGGACGAAGCGGACGTTGAAATCACGGGCGCCTACATTGAGGTGGCTGGCGATCCGCTGGACTTTGAGGTAGCCCGAAACGGGAAGGTGGTTGTCAAAGCACTTGATGTGGCGCGTTTGATGTTTGACCAATGGCCGGGCGCTCAAGCGCTAGCAGCTGAGCTGGGCGTGTCTGAGCGCACGATCGGAAACGTGATGAAACAGCTATCGGATGCAGGGCTCACCGCGCGCTTAAACAACAAACGCTCAGCCGGCTGGGAGCTGACCGATAAGGCGCGCAGCGCCTTTTCATTGGCCGGAAACGAGTTGATCATGCGCGATGACGCCCGTCGCGAGCAACTAGAACGTGGGTTTGATGGGTCGCCCGATGTATCACAATAGTGATTTTTTAGAGGCCAAAAAAGCCCCATTTAGGGGGGGCGATCGTTATAGGTCCTGTCGGCAAATAGGTGCTTCCGACAGGCTTTTTTGGGGGTTGCCGACATGGTTGCCGACAACTTGCCGACAGGCTTTTGAAATGCTTATTTCTTGTTTATTATCAGAGACTTACACTAGCTTTTATGTTTGCCGCCATGGCTTCCGACAAGTTGCGGAAAGTGTCGGAAGCGTCGGAAGCACCTATAGAGTGCTTCCGACAGCGACTTTTGCGGCCTTCCGGCAGGTTTTTTGACGTTTTTTGAGTATCACAACACTGATGTGCTGGGGACGGTGCCAAGCGCATGTTGAGCAGGTTCAAAGTGCAAAGAAAGGAGCAATGTGCAATGAAGAGTAACTTATTAGATGATAATGATTCGTATTCTGAAGTAATTTGCTTGGAGGTGCTTTGGCCGCCGACCGGCAACCATGCAACCAGGCACACGCGGTCGGGTCATTACAAGACGCGAGAAGCGGCTCTGTACCGCGCGCAGGTGCGCGCTGATGTCTGCCTACTTGGACTGAGTTGTTTGCCGCTTGTAGGCCCTCTCAAGGTCTCCTGGAGGCTGTCACCACCGGATCGTCGGGCGAGGGATGTCGATAACGTACGCAAGGAGCTGGCTGATGCGCTAACGCTTGCTGGGTTTTGGAAGGACGACTCATGCAAGGTGATTCGGCATGAGCAATTTGAGTGGACTGAACCGGTGCCGGGCGGTCGGGTTCAGGTAACGGCGGGGGTCTTGCAATGAACATCGTCGACAGACTGGGGTCACGGCTTAGTGCAATCGATACGAACGCGCATGACCGCAACCTGGAGAGGCTTGAGGCCTTGCAGGCGCGCGCACTGAAGCTACAGCACATGGCGCAGCGCTTGCGCGAGCACGCCGAGTCGCTGGGCACCAGTGCAGCGCGCGTGTACTGGCGCATGCCAAACGAGGATCGGCCGCCCCTGGGCGTAAAAGTGCTGCTGCTCAATTCTGGGGGCGTTTGCGTTGTTGGAACCTGGGGCGACTGGGCTGTGGCTTGGGCGCCGCTTCCGACACTGAAAGCTGAGCATGAACATTGAACCCTTGTGGGTTGCGGACTTGATCCGCATGTGCGCAGCAGACGATTGGTCGGACGTCGATCACGCCTTGGGTCATCCGCGCGTGAGCCCCATGTTTAAGCAGTTCTTGCCCGAGCCTGCCGAGTCAGAGGAAGCGACGGGCTACTCGACTTGCGAGATGCGCGCGTGTCGCGAGGGCCTTGAGTGGCTCAGTCACACGCACCCGCAGCTCTACAGGGCGCTGGCGCTGCAGTTTTATTCCTGGCGGCGCAGGCACCTAGAGCGCACCGCCGACCACGAGGCGCTTGTGCAGCGCGCTGCAGCGCTGTTGGCTGAATACGTTGATAAATCGCTTGGCGATGGATATCACATTGCTTATAATTGAGTTCCCATCACTTTTTTTGGAGACGGCAATGGCAAGTCAGAAAACGCTTAAAAAGAAACCAAAGATCACTCAAATACCGCCGCTTTTTCAAATCAAGCCTTACAAGCCTGAGCGCATTACGCTGAGGCTGGGGGCGGCTGATTATGAAAAGCTCCCCAGCCGCGCCGGCGGGCGCGTCATTGCGTTTCGAGGCGCGCTGTGATGCGCAAGCCTCAACCCCCGCTTGAGACCGGGCGCCCACCGAACTGGCCGTTTCGCGATCACTACGACGCAGCCGGCAAGCTTCACCGTTCTAAAACACCCCAGCGCATGACTCGGGAAAAAAAGAACCAGCAGCTTGCTCAGCAAGTTGGGCTTGCTCCTTTTTGAACTTTTTGAAAGGCAAAGACATGAACGAACTGACACCTGTTCAGCGGGCGGTGCTTGAGCGCATTGCTGCGCTCAAGACCCCGCAGTCCAGCGACGACATTGCAAAGCACTTTGCAATCACGCGATCCACAGCAAACCATCACATGCGCGCGCTGGCCAATCTCAAATTGATCGAGCCGCTTTATCGAGCCAAGGGCATGTATTACTACAGCAAGACGCGCGCATATTCAGAGCGGCTTGAAGATACAGTATTTATAACGCCTCGGATGCCTCGAGCAAAACTCAAAAAAAGCGATCGCGGTGACGCGGCGATGCTTCAACAGGTCTGGGCAAACGTGGTGCAAGCGTGAGTTTTGTGTGCCCGCTCCCACCGGTCAAGGTCCTCATCCGCGCCGAATACCTCTACGATCTACGCCGCGGCGATGGCGAGCTTGTCGAGGGCGTCTGGTGCTCGGTCAAGTCGATCAAGGGCGAAGCATTCCGATTTGAGACGTATATCCCGCGGACCGGTGCGCTTTTTGACAAGCTTCCAATCAGCGCTTTTTTGTGGCGCGTAGACGCTGCCAATGACGAGCTGCTGCCGCTTGACATGCTGCAGATCTGGGATGCGATGAGCTACCACGTTGAGCTGATCCACAAGCCGCTGCTGGCGGGCATGCGCTGCGAATTCTTTGGAAAGGACAAGAAGCAGCACGCGGGCGAGTACATGTTCACGCTGGATAACTGCAACCCCGATCCGCGCATTCCTGACTGCGGCTTTGCTGAGTCGATGGACGAGCATAAGAGCTTTAACCTCTTGCGCTTGGACAATGGCCAGTTTGGGCTGCAGCCAAACAATCGGTGTACGTTTTTTGATCCATCCCTGACGCCCCAGGCGATGCAACAGCCCGACTACCTGGTGTGTACGCGCACCTACAGGGTTGAGAACACCGCCAAGTGGCGGCTTGGTGACACAACGACGGTGACGTATGACCAAGAAACAGAAGCTGGAATCTGAGCTTGGAAGAACCATGACCGAGGCCGAGTACGCGGCCTACGTCGTGGAGTTGCGCAGGCAGCGCAACGCCGAGGCGCAGCGCCGCTACCGGGCCAAACAGGGCTTTCAGTTTGTGCATGTCAAGCTGTCGGCGCCAGCCGGCGCCGCACTGATCTACCTGCGCAATCAGTGGGAATTTGATTCCAACCGAAGCGTGGTTGAGGCGGCGCTTCGCCACCTGGCCGTTGAGACGCGCGACGGCCTAAAGCGCATCCGACTGACGATTGACGACTGAGATATCACAATGCTATTATCTGCGCGGGTTATTCCGCCCAGCGGATCGACCAAAAACTCCTGTTCAGCCGGCTGCGTGCCGGCCTTTTTTTTCCTTGGACCCGGCCATCGGAGCCCGCCGCCCGTCTCCCGGTTGGCGAAGAAGGCCGAGGTCCGGGCTACGAGGTGAGCATGAAGGGCATCATCAATCGGGCGACGCAGCCGGGGCTTTACGCCAACATCCGGGCCAAGCGCGAGCGAATTGCTCAAGGATCGGGCGAGCGCATGCGCAAGCCTGGCTCGCCTGGCGCTCCCACTGCGCAAGCTTTTCGTGACTCAGCAAAGACTGCAAAAAAGTAATGGGGATTATTTACCGGGGCATGGAGTTTTCGGGTTATGACCAGCCCAAACGAACGCCAGGCCATCCCGAAAAGTCGCACGCGGTGCTGGTCAAAGTGGATGGAAAGACAAGACTGGTCCGCTTTGGGCAGCAAGGCGTGAAGGGCTCTCCCGATGGCACAAAGCGCAACAAAGCGTTTAAAGCGCGCCATGCAAAGAACATTGAAAAAGGCAAAACGTCGGCAGCATATTGGGCAAACAAGGTGAAGTGGTGAGTAAAACGGGACACAAACGAGATCGGCCGCCGCCGCGCAAAACGTCGCCCGCCAATGAAGTCAAGCTTGCCGCACGCGACGCGCTGCGCACGCAGGTGCTTGAGCAATCTGAGTCAATCCTGAATCGATACATCGAAGGCGAGTCGTTTGATGCGATTGCAAAATCGCTGCCCTTTCCATGCACCGGAGCCAGCATTCACTACATTTTGCGATTCGCCGAAGAGACGGCGGCGCTTTACGCCAGTGCATTGGATATGCGCGCCGATTTTCTTGCCGAGCAAGCGATTGATTACGCCAAGAAAGCCGCCCAGTGCGGCGACCCATCGGGCTACAAGGTCGCCATCGATACGAATCTAAAGATGGCGGCCAAGCTCAATGCCAAGCGTTGGGGCGACACGAGCAAGCTTGAGCTGACCGGTAAAGACGGTGGTGCGCTTGAGATCAAAGCAGACTTGTCGCTGACCGCTGAGCAGGCCTACGAGCGCTTGATTAAAGGCAAGTGATGGAAGGTTTTAACTGGAAGCATCCCGACTACGAAGCGGTCTTTAAGATCCGCGTCGAGCGCTTGCAGCGCATGCGGGATCAGCCAGAGATCGTCGCCCGCTTGCTCGATTACTACGCCGGGCACCCGGCTGATTTTGTCAATGATTGGGGCATGACTTTTGACCCCCGGCTAGCCGAGCGTGGCCTGCGCACGGTTGTGCCTTTTGTGCTTTTCCCCAAACAGCGCGAGTTTATCGACTGGCTGCTAGCACGCTGGCTGCAGCGCCAAGACGGCGTGGTTGAAAAGAGCCGAGACGCTGGCGTCTCGTGGCTGTGCGTGGCGTTTGCTTCGTGGATGATGCTTTTCAAACAGGGCACGGTCGTGGGATTCGGGTCGCGCAAAGAAGACTACGTCGACCAGATCGGCAACCCGGCGAGCCTTTTCTGGAAGGTGCGCCAGTTCGTCGACATGCTGCCCAGCGAGTTTCAGCCACAAAACTGGGACGTGACCAAGCACGCCCCCTTCATGAAGATCCAGAACCCCGAGTCCGGCTCGTTTATCGTTGGCGAGGCCGGGGATAATATCGGGCGCGGTAACCGCACGTCGATCTACTTCATTGACGAGGCGGCGTTTCTCGAGCGGCCGGATGCCGCGGACGCTGCGCTTTCGCAGACCTCCAACTGCCGGATTTACGTCTCCACGCCCAACGGTGCAGGCAACCCGTTTTATCGCAAGGCGCACGACGGCAAGACGCCTAAGTTCATCTTCGACTGGCGAGACGACCCGCGCAAGGACGAGGTCTGGTACGAGGAGCAAAAGGGCAAGCTTGACCCGGTTGTCATCGCGCAGGAGATTGACCGCAGCTACACCGCATCGGTCTCCAATGCTTTCATCAGTTCCGACATCGTGCAGGCTGCAGCCCGCAAGGGACCGGCAGATCTGATTGCCAATGGCCCAGTGATCATGGGCATCGACGTGGCAAGGTTTGGTAACGACAAGACCGTCTTTACCTTCCGCCAGGGCAGGGTGGTGATGCGCCAGGTCGTGGCCGGTAAGCTCGACGTTGTGGACGTCGCAGGGCGCGCCAAGGACGAGATTCGCGCGCAGCTTGGCGATGTTGCTCAGATTGCGGTGGACACGATCGGGATCGGCGCCGGCGTAGCCGATATGCTTCGGCGTGACTTTGGCGACATGGTGGTTGACGTCAACGCCGCATTGCGCACGGACGATGGCCAAAACTACAACCTGCGCGCTCGGATGTGGCGCGATATGCGCGAGTGGCTCAAGGCGGGAGCCTCCATTCCGAACGATAACGATTTGATCACCGACTTGACTGCGCTGCAGTACAGCTACCGCGGCGGCTGCTTGCTCATTGAGAGCAAGGACGACGCAAAAAAGCGTGGCGTTAAGTCGCCCGACCGGGCCGATTCGCTTGCGCTCACCTTTGCTTATCCGGTCAAGAAGACTGACGACTGGGCTGTGCCCGCCGCCGTAAGCGTGGCCTGGTCTGCTTTAGACGAAGTCACGGGATATTGATATGGACCCAAGCGATCTACCGGAAGAATTTGCTTACCAGATCGGCGATCGCTTGGTGGGTAAAGACGAGTTTGAAAGCATGCAGCGCCAAGAGCTCGACAGGCTTTACGCCCTGTTTACACAGATGCGCGACAAATGGGTGCAGTCCAGGGCAACGATCACGGACGTTGAAAAACGCTGGCGCAAGAACACGGAGCTTTATTACGGCGACAACATCAATACGCCCAACGAGCTTGAAGACACGCTGCGCAACGGGCCCCCGGCACGCAAAGCGCAAGACAGTAACCGCTCGCGTGTTGTGATCAACATCGTGCGCCCGAAGGTTGACCAAGCCGTAGCGCGCATGTGCGAGATTCTTTTTCCGGTGGACGACCGCAACTGGGGGCTCAAGCCTACGCCGCTGCCCGAGCTTGCGACCATGGTCGGCAACGATACGCCAACAGTCAACCCGATGACGGGTCAGCCTACTGGATTGACTGCCAATGACGAAGCGCAAGCCATCATGGATGCTGCGAAAGAAGCCTGCGAGGGCATGGAGCGATCCATTGATGACAGCCTGACCGAGTGCCATTTCAACGGCGAAAGCCGCAAGGGCATCGAAGATGGCGTGCGCCTGGGCACGATGATCATGTACGGACCGTTTCCTGCGCGCCAAAGCAGCAAAGTTTGGCTGCCTCAGCCGGACGGCACGCAAGTGATGATGATCAACGAGTCGGTGGCGCCGGCGTCCGAGCGCCTAGACCCTTGGGACGTGTTCTTTGATCCGTCTTGCGGCAACGACCACCAGACCGGCCGCGGGTTCTTTGTGCGCCGCATGGTCACGCGCAAACAGTTGCGCCAGCTCGTGGGACTGCCGGGGTATGACGCAGAGGCCATTCGCGAAGTGCTGCGCTCTGACCCCAAGCGGCTGCGCGTAGCCGAGGGCCGGATCGTGCGCGACATGGTGCGCGAAGATGCCTATGAGATGTGGACCTACCACGGCGAGATCGAGCCCGAAGAGATGGAAATGCTCTCCAGCCGCACGGGCGACCCGCTCACCGACGTTGAGTTTGGCGTGCTGGTTATTGTCAATGACAAGGTGATCGGCGCCATGGACTCATGGGTGCCGGACAAGAAGCTGCCGGTTGACGTGTGGTGCTGGAGAAAGCGCGACGACTCACCCTTTGGCTATGGCCTGCCTGACGAGCTCGAACACCAGCAGCGGGTCGTCAACTCCGCCTGGCGCCAGGTCATGGATAACGGGCGCGTGTCGCTGGGCGGCCAGATCGTGATCAAGAAAGGCATGATCATTCCTCAAAACGGCAGCTACGAAATCACGCCCAACAAGATCTGGCTTGCAAAGGACGACCTTGATGACGTCCGCGCAGCGATGACGACTTTTGAGTTTGCTTCGCACCTTGAGGAGCTCTTGGCGATCGCCAACACCGCCATGCAGTACGCGGACATGGAAACCGGCATGCCGCAGCTAATGGGTGGCGAGCGCGGCTCCGCACCCGAAACGGTCGGTGGCATGGTCATGCTTTATAACAATGCCAATAGCGTGCTGCGCCAGCGCGTGAAGCTTTACGACGACAACATCACCAAGCCTCACCTTGAGCGCTACTACGACTGGAAGATGGCCAACGACCCTGATCCTGCAATCAAGGGTGACTTTGAGATCGACGCACGCGGCTCAACCGCATTGGTGGAGCGCGACATTCAAAACCAAGCGCTCTTAAACCTTGCAGCCATCACAAACAACCCGCGTTATATCCCGCACCTAAACGAGCGCGAAGAGATTAAGGCCATTCTTAAGGCGTTCAAGATCGACCCCGAGTCGCTGCTCAAGCCCGAAGACCAGGTTGCGCAAGAGATGCAGGCTCAGGCGCAGCAAGGCGCACCAACCGACCCGCGCATTGCAGCCGCTCAGATCAAGGCCGAGGTCGACATGGCGCGGCTTGCGGACGTTAAGGAAGCGCGCGCACTGCAGGCTACGCAAGTCGAGTACAACAAGCAGCGCGAGCAAGCCGAGTACGAAATTGCGATGACCGAGGCATCGTTGAATCGTGACATGACGCTCGTTAAACTCGATCAGGATGCGCAGCTCACCCGCGAGGAGTTAGCCGCACGCGAGCGGCTTGAGTCGCTCAAGATTGACAACGCGCGTCAGATCTTCAACGCTGAGGCAGCGCTTCGCGTACGCACTGGGGCTGGGATCTAATGGCTACGCTTGAGATCACCGAGTTCGTTGAGCTCTCGCGCAGCGGCCCTGGCGCGCAAGTGATGGCAGGCCAAATGCCCTGGGTCGCGCACCAGCAAGTGGCTGTTGGCGCCTCGTCAACGCAGTCTGCAGCGTTTACAGATGCTACGCGCTTTATCCGCATTCATACCGACGCGAATTGTCGCGTCCTATTTGGTTCTGACCCGACCGCTACGTCGACATCGATGCGTATGGCGGCCGGAAACACTGAGTACTTGGGCGTTGTGCCCGGACACAAAGTCGCGGTCATCGCGTCAAGTTAGAGGAGTGAATCATGATTAACGTGACCCCCAACGCGGTTGAAGTCAATGCGGCTTTCAACCTGCTGACAATTTTTGAAATCATCAAGGACCCGGCAAGCCTGAAAGCTTCGCTTGAGCAGATCAAGCAGGCTCAGGACGCTGCCGCGGCTGAGCGCCAGGCTGCTGAAGTCGTCAAGTCTCAAGCCGACAAGGCTATGCAGGAAGTCGACAGTGCGCGTGCATTGCTGGCTTCGCAAGAAGCGCAGACGCGCGAGCAAGCCGCCAGGGCTAACCGCCAGGTCGAAGAGGCTGAGGCAGTGGCACGCGCAGCCAAGCGCGAGCGCGAGGCTTTTGATGCCTGGATGGCCGAGCGTCGTGAAGAGCTGGACAATGACACTGCACGGGTGCGCTCAGACGCTGAGCAAAACGCTCGTGCGCTTGAGGCGTTCTCAGCCAAGGAAGCAGAGCTTACCCAGCGCGCTGAAAACCTTGCTCGCCTCGAGCAGGTGGCAGAGGCCAAGCGCTTTGAGTTTGAAGCCAAGCTTGCCTCACTTAAAGCCATGGTCGAGTAAAGATGCCTTCAGTCAAGATATCAGAGCTAGCACTTGGCTCAGCGATATCGGACGGTGACTTATTCGTTGCCGTCCAAGGCGCCTCGACCGTTAGGGTAACGGGCTCTCAGTTTAAGACTTATGCTGCAGCCGGCGGGGGGACGACCACCCACGCGGTGACATTTGCAGCCACGGGCGGCGCAGCGTCCGGCACGACCTTCAACGGATCGGCGGCCCGTACCATCGATTACAGCACCGTGGGTGCTGCCAAAGCCGACGGCACGGGTGCTAGCGGAACCTGGGGCATTGGCATCACTGGAAACGCTGCAACCGCAACAGCGCTACAGACTGCCCGAACAATTAACGGCGTGTCATTTGACGGGTCTGCCAACATCACCGTGGCAGATGCTACGAAGTTACCGCTAGCGGGCGGCACAATGACCGGCGCAATCACGTTTGATGCAGGCCAAACCTGGCCTACGTTTAACCAAAACACCACGGGCAATGCAGCAACGGTCACCAACGGCGTTTACATCACGGGGTCTTACAGCAACCCAGCGTGGATTGCATCGCTTGCTTGGAACAAGATCAGTGCCACGCCCACCACGCTTTTGGGCTATGGCATCACTGACGCGGTAGCCTCAGCAACGACCGTCTCTGCAGGCACCGGATTGTCTGGTGGCGGTGACCTGACGGCTAACCGCACGATCAGCCTTGCGAATACTGCGGTCACCGCAGGTAGCTACACCAACGCAAACATCACCGTTGACGCGCAAGGGCGAATTACTGCTGCTGCCAATGGATCGGCAGGCGGGGTCTCAAGCTTTAATACGCGCACGGGCGCGGTTACGCTTTCTTCGGGCGACGTCACGGGTGCGCTTGGCTTTACGCCGATTTCTGGCAATCAAACCATAACGCTGTCGGGAGACCTATCTGGCTCGGGCGCTACGTCAATCAGCGCTACGCTGGCCAACACAGCAGTCACAGCAGGTTCCTACACGAACGCCAATATTACGGTTGACGCAAAGGGCCGTATCACCGCAGCGTCTAACGGATCAAGCAGTGGCGGCGTTTCAAGCTTCAACACCAGGACCGGCTCGGTCACGTTGCAGACCTCAGACGTTACGGGCGTGCTGGGCTCGGGTCTTGGCGTTGCCTACGGCGGCACTGGCCTTACGTCGACGCCAACTAATGGTCAATTGCTGATTGGCAATGGCACGAATTTCACGCTTTCTACGCTGACGGCAGGATCTAACGTCACGATCACCAACACTGCAGGCACGATCACGATCGCTTCGACTGGGGGCGGTGGAGGTGGGGGCGGAGGAACAAACTTAGATGGCGGGTTGCCAGACAGTAGCTACTTAGCTGTCGACCCGATAGATGGAGGTACACCGTAATGCCCGTACAAGTTCAACTGAGGCGCGGCACAACCGCGCAATGGTCTACAGCTAACCCAACGCTGGCAGCGGGCGAGCTGGGCGTTGACACGTCGCTCAACAAAATCAAGGTTGGCAATGGCTCCGTAGCTTGGAATAGCCTGGGCTATACAACGCTGACGTTTCAAGGCGCATACGCGGGCGGAACGACGTACTACCCAAGTGATGTCGTCACTTACAACGGCGCGACCTACATCAATATTTTGCAAAGCACCGGCAACTTGCCAACCAATGCGACCTACTTTAGCGTTCTTGCCGCCAAAGGCGACACCGGCGCCACTGGCGCGTCTGGGCCTCAGGGCAGCTCGGGCCCGCAAGGTCCACAGGGCATTCAAGGTCCACAGGGCGCGACCGGCGCAACGGGCGCAACGGGCGCAACGGGGCCGGCGGGATCCGCAGCCACGGTAACCGTCGGCACAGTAACCACGGGCGCAGCGGGCAGCTCGGTCATTGTGACTAACTCCGGCACCAGCTCGGCTGCGGTGCTGGACTTTACCATTCCTCGAGGCGACTCTGGGGCAGGTGATGTCAGTGGCCCGGCAAGCGCTACCGACAACCAAATTGCTTTGTTCAACAGTACAACAGGCAAGCTGATCAAGGCGGCATCAACGACAGGCTTGCTTAAGGCTTCTAGTGGCGTGATCAGCGCGGCGAGCTCAGGAACTGACTACGCCCCTGCAACGTCTGGCACCGCGCTGCTTAAAGGCAACGGGTCGGGGGGGTTCAGTAACGCTGCAGCTGGAACGGACTACGCAGCGGCCACCAATGGAACAAGCGCACAACTCTTGGCCAACAACGGCTCTGGCGGTTTTGCAAACGTCACCGTCGGTTCAGGTTTAACGCTATCAAGCGGCACGCTTACAGCAAGCGGAGGCGGCGGCGGCGGCATCACGATGGGCAAAGCCATCGCAGCAGCAATCGTATTCGGATAAGGGGAAATCATGGCAGCACCCAACATAGTCAACGTCGCAACAATCACCGGCAAGACGGTAGGCGCTGCGCTTGGAACCAGCTCAGCAGACATCGTCACCAATTCTGCCGGCAGCGGCAAAGTCTTCAAGATCAATTCAATTTACGTTGCCAATACGGATGGCACGAATAACGGCGAAGTGACGTTGACTTGGACTGATGCAAGTCCAGCAGGCACATACAACATTGCAAGCACGGTTGTAGTACCGGCAGATTCGACGCTTGTCGTTGTCACTAAAGACTCGGCAATTTACCTTGAAGAAGGCGACAAAATCAGTGGCCTGCGATCTGCTACAGCGACCCTTCAAGTGACCATTTCCTACGAGGAGATCAGCTAATGCCTATCGGTAACGGTGGAATTATTGGCCCTGCTAACGTACCGACACTGGCATCGGCTAAGGGTGTATGGTCTCTGAGAGAAGCACAGCTTGCACAGCGTCAAGGCATCTGGCCTTTAGGGCTGATTCCTGATCCTTATTTTGAATACACGACTCTTTTACTTCCCGGCAACGGAACCAACGGCGCACAGAACAATCTCTTTTTAGACAGCGGCAGTGCTGGAGATGCAGTATTTACAGCAAGCATTTCCGGGACAACGATGACGGTTAGCGCAGTAACTTCAGGCACGATTTATGTAGGCTGCTTGATTACTGGCACTGGCGTACTTGCTAATACGACCATTACTGCATTAGGAACGGGGTCTGGTGGTGTAGGAACTTATACAGTCAGCCAATCACAAACCGTTGCTAGTACGACAATCACCTCTGATGGTTTCCCCATCACCCGCAACGGCAACACCACACAAGGTACGTTCTCACCGTTCTCGCAGACGGGGTGGGGGAATTATTTTTCAGGTAGTAGTACTAATTTAAGTGTTGCATCAACTACGGCGCTACAGTTTGGAACGGGTGAGTTTACAGTTGAGGCGTGGGTTTATTTAACTGCAACCCCTGGGGCGCAATACGCACAGATTATTGGACGTACCGTGTATGGAACAAATGCAGATTGGATGTTGCAAATCACAAACGCAACAAAATTAACTTTTTATATGCAGGGTTCATTTATTGCGACATCAACAGCTTCAATATCTTTAAATACGTGGACTCATGTGGCCGTTAGTAGAAATAGCAGCGGTCAAATTCGCTTATTTATTAACGGTAATATTGATGGGGCAGCTACAAATTCAGGCTCAACAGAGAATACAAGTTCTGGTGCATACACAATTGGCTCTGCTCAATCTGCTTCTACAGTATTACTGACAGGTTATTTGTCTAACTTAAGAGCGGTAAAAGGAGTATGTGTATACACAGGAAACTTTACCGTTCCAACCTCACCATTGACTGCAACACAGTCTGCTGGCACAAACATTTCTGCCATCACTGGGACGCAAACATCTCTCCTTACTTGCCAATCCAATCGCTTCGTTGATAACAGCGTAGCCAATAGCGGCACAGGGTTTGCCATCACCGTCAACGGCTCTCCCTCCGTACAAGCCTTCTCCCCATTCAACCCCACCTCAAGCTGGTCTGCCGTGACCAATGGTGGGTCAGGGTATTTTGATGGGAGTGGGGATTATTTGACGGTGCCAGACAGCGCAGCGTGGAATATGGGTTCTGGCGACTTTACCGCTGAATGCTGGATTTACCTAACATCATTTGCAAATGAAGCGATGATTATGGGGCAATGGTCAGGCGATGTTGGTGGAACAACTTTGAATTGGGCTTTGATGCTGTCAAGCGGTTCCACTGGATATTTACGGTTCATCACATCTTCAAATGGATCATCGGTACTTTTTGATCTGTCCACTTCTTCCACATCATTTACGTTGACATTAAATACATGGCAACACATTGCCGCAGTTAGGAGTGGCAATACTTTTACTATCTATGTAAACGGGGTTTCTAGAGCAACAACTACAAACGCCTCTTCGTTGTATGACGCAACGAATAATTTCACCGTTGGAGCAGAGTCAAACACGCCAACGCAATATTTTACGGGTTATATTGGTAGCCTTCGTTTAGTCAAAGGCACAGCCGTCTACACCTCCAATTTCACTCCTCCCACAGCACCCGTCACCAACATCACCAACACCTCCCTCCTCCTCAACTTCACCAACGCTGGTATCTACGATGCCACAAGTAAGAATGACTTGGAGACGGTGGGGAATGCTCAGATAAGTACGACACAGAGCAAGTGGGGTGGTAGTAGTATGTATTTTCCTGGTACGTCAAGTGATTTCTTAAAAATACCTGCATCTTGGTTTTTTAATCAGCTTTACAGCACTTCTCAGTCTTTTGTGTTGGAATTTTGGATTTATCAAACGGCATATGGAAATGCTGCGACTCCTTTATGTTGTGGCATTGTAAATGCTGCTCAAGGTTGGCGACTAGATATTGACAACACTGGAACAATTCGATGGGTTTCTAATGGAGCAAACACGACTGCTACATCCAGCATTAGCTTGAATGTTTGGACATATTTTGCATTTGTATGGGATGGGTCAAAAATTTACGTTTATAAAAATGGAAGTTTGGCTAATGCTGGTGGAACTACAACATCATGGACTAACACTAGCGATAATTTGAATATAGGTAAAGCGGGGATTAGCGGGTATGAATTTCCATTTACTGGGTATCTTAACGATGTTCGACTCACCGTTGGCACGAACAGGAGTTACACAGGATCTTCTATTACCACACCAACAGCAGCGTTTCCAACCTTATGAGCTTAACTATGTACTGGACTAAAAACGGGTCTATCCCAAGCACTGAAACAGATGGCACAGAGGGCTGGCAGCAGGCTCCAGCACCACCGACAGAGATTCCTGAGGGTAAAGAGTTGGTATGGCTCAACTGGGAATGGATCATCCGTGACCCTAAGCCACAAGACCGTGAGGGCTACCAGTGGAATTGGCAGCACGACACAAGAAGCTGGGTAGAGGGTGCGTGGCCTCAGGCTTTGACCGTGGAACAAGTTGAAGCGTTGACGGTAGAACCGGTTGTTGGACTAACAAGCGATCAGGTCACTAACTTTTCAACCTCGCCTCTCATGTAATGACCACCAGCCTGCTCGCCACCGAGCTCGGCGAGCTACTGCTTACCGAAGACGGTTTAGATATTGCGCTTGAGGATCCAGACCTTCTCAAGTACTTACTTGCTGCAGAAAACGGCGACCTGCTCCTGACCGAGGATGGCTATTACCTTGGGATTGACCTTTTAGCCACTGTTGCCAAGCCAGCGCTCTTTATTGTCAACATGGGCCGCATGATGGGGCGCTGATCGCTTGCGCACAATATCACATTGATGTATATTTCGGGTCGGGCCAGTGCGTCGAAAGATCGCTGGCCCTTGTCATTTGTCCTCTCTCCTTGTGAGTTTGGCGCCCCGGTGGCGCCATTTTTTTGGAGCGCTGATTGCTTAGACGCGAGGACTTCCTCTCGCCAACGTGGAAGCGGCTGACGCAGACCCTTAGGGTTCGCCTTGAGGAGCTTCGTGAGCTGAACGACACCCCGTCGTTTGGACCAGACAAGACGGCCCTGATCAGAGGTCAGATCAGTGAGCTCAAACGAATTCTCAGCCTTGCAGACCCTGCAAGCCTGAGCCCCGCGGTCAGCCCCGAAGAACTCTCCGGCGCTGCCAAACAAGGCCAGCAATGGCCGGACCTAAGTGAGACGACAACTGAATGAACGTACAGGAACAAACCAACCCGTTAGAAGAAGCGCAGAAAATCTGGGATCAACTTGAAGCTGAGGACGCAGGCACGCCTGCGTTAAGCCAACCAAAGCAGGACCCAACTGAGGCCGCTACCGAAGCGCCCGCCGACAATCACAATGCTGATGCGGCCGACGCAAACAATGGTAGCGATGACCAGGGTGATAACGCACTGCTCGATAAGATCGCCGGACTTGAATCGATGCTCCGAAACCAATCGGAGATGGTCGGTCAACTGACGCAACGACTACGGAATGCTGAGGGCCATATCGGTGGACTTGGCAGCCAACTGAAGCAACAGCAACAGGTGGCAGCGCAGGTAGCCGCTAAGGGCGGCGAGGCTCCAAGCGCAAGCGAGATTCGCAATGCGCAAAAGAACCCCGAGGCCATGGCCAGATTGAAAGCGGACTACCCCGAGTTCGCCGATGCGATGGAAAGCGCTTTAAACGAGCGGCTGAGCATGCTGGAGCAAAGAATCGCACAGCAAACGCAGCAGCCCGCTCAACAGGCGCCTGGTGTTACGCCAGAAGAATTCGCTCGGATGCGCTCTGAGTTTGCAGTCGAAGTTCGGCACCCCGGTTGGCAGGATCGTGTACGGACGCCTGAATTTGTTGGCTGGCTACAGCGCCAGGCAAGAGAGGTGCAGCTTCTAGCGGCGAGCGAAAGCCCGCAGGACGCAGTAAGGCTCTTGGACCTGCATAGCGAAGCCCTTAAGTCAGCGTCAACCCAACGCACGCAGCGTTTGAACTCTGCAGCCGCAATCCCCTCGGGGCGCGGCGGTGGCAGCTCTCGTACGAAACCCGTCGAGGAGATGTCGCCTGAAGAGTACTGGCGCTATCTAGATGAACTTGATCGACAGAAAAGGTAATTGATCATGCAAACTTACTCCCTAGTTCCGTCACGGAACCTCATCATGGCCGAGCGCGAAATGCTCAAGCACGCCATGCCCATCAAAGTGCTCTCCACCTTTGGCATGCAAAAGCAGATTCCCCAGAACAAGACCGACACGGTCGTGTTCCGCCGGGCTCTCCCGATCGACGCAGGCTCTAACGGCGCACCCAACATCACCGCCAGCAACTACCTGTTGCAAGAAGGTGTGACCCCTGGTTCGCGCACCATCACTTACCAGGACGTGCAAGTCACCCTGCAGCAGTACGGCGTGCTGATGAAGCTCTCGCGCAAGGCAGAAGCCATGTACGAAGACGACATCCCCGCTGACATGGTCAAGCTCGTTGGCGAGCACATGGCTAGCCTGGAAGAGCTCATCGCCTACGGCGTGGTTCGCGGTGGCACCAATGTGGTGTACGCCAACGGATCGGCGCGCACCTCGGTCAACACGGCCATCACGCTCA